TGCATCCTTTTGTTTCGTTAAATTCTTCAAGGCGTTTATTTATATTATTAATTGCTTCTTTTGCGACAACTAAGTTAATTTCTTCTTCTGGTGGTGCGTTAGACATGATGTTTTGTTTATATATATGGTTATAAAATTATAAAATTATAAAAATAAAATTATAAAATTATAAAATACTATTTATTTTTAGTTACACTCTAAAAAAATTGATTCCTTTTATCATAAACACAATTTATGATAAAACCAAAACGAATGATCGCTGAATTAATGGAAGCAAAGCAGGACGTGGAGTCGTTTAAATTGGCAATCTTTATTGCGGCTGGTGTTAACAATGAGGTCGCCATGGACATGCGAATCGGTGTTCTTCCAAAGTTGACCGAAAAAGTAGAGAAAATACAACGTGATATAGATGACCTTGTAAAAACTCATCATATCCTGTTTGAAACACCATTCTATGAAAAGGCTTACATTTTGCTCTTTCGTGACGGAAAGACCATAGTAAAAACTTACGACTTACATGAAAACAAGGATAATCAGGATTGGGCGTTAACTCGTTCAAAAGAGCGATTTGATGAAGCCCAAGAATCCGACGTCGAGGGACATTATTGGGCGATCGTTAGGTATGATTGCTATTTGGCTCAAACCGACGCAGTAAGTGCACGGATATGCAATTTAGCACTAACTCCAGCAGAAGGAACCAGCTTGCACAGACAAATGGGAGAGTGGCAGGCTCAACTTGACAAAGAATCGCCACAAGAGCACAATGCGAGTAGTTATATTTATTTTCCGGATTTATAAGTTATACTTATTGTCTTCTGCGCTTTGTTGTTTTTTTGCTTTCTTTGTTATAACGATTTGATTTAGTTATAAAAAAAATATTAATATATATAAAATGGATAATTCCCAACCTGCTAAATATGATTACAAATATTTACAAACAATTATTCGTAAAAATAACTACAACGAGTTGACGCTTTTGCTCAATGAATTGGCCATTGTTGACGATACGCCTATAGATTATGTCGGTTTGTTGAGAACTGCAATGCACGCGGAAGCCGTCGAATGTATGGATATTTTGTTGAAGGTACCCAACATCAATGTCAACTTTACTAATTCAGATTATAAGTTGCCTATATTGTGGTTGGCAGCATCTTTGGGAAAAGTAAATGCGGTAAAAAAATTACTTGAATCAACTAGTATAAATATCCACAAAGGCCCTCCATTGGGCACCTTGATGGAGGTTGACAATAGGGATGTTATAGTTGATGTCGGTGGATTGAGCCCACTTGATGTGGCAACAATTGAGTTGAACACTCTTCGTAATAAACCTGACAGAATGTTTCAAAGCGAAAGCATAACCAAAAACAAAAAAGAAAAAATTAAAAACTACCTTACTATTATAGCATTATTGACGACAGCAGGGGCTAACTACAATTCTTCGGATTCACCCACTGAAATGAAACGAAAGGTCGTTCCTAGGGGAGGAAAAAGTAGACGCGGAAGAAAGAAAAGACAATCAAAAAAGACAAGAAAGGGTCGCTCAAGAAAATATAAAAAATAAAACTATTTTTATAACTTCATATATTTCTATTATTCTTTTTTAGTATTTCAAAATCATCTTCTGCGCTTTGTTGTTTTCTTATTTTTTCTTGTTTTCTTATTTTTTCTTGTTTTCTTAACTTTCTTAGCTTTCTTAGTTTTTCTGCCTCCTCTTGTAGAATTTACATGTCTTTCTATAAGTCTTCTTATTGGTCCTTCTTCATCAATGTCCATTGCAGACTGACCTTGTTTATTCACGCTATTTACTATAATGCCTGGCTCCTCTAAAAGATATTCAGCCAAATCATATTTGTTTACATTTGAAGGAGTTGCTGCCCACATAAGAGCTGACCGACCTTCGTTGTCTTGAGCATTGACATCTGGATGGCGATCTGAAATAAGATAAAACACTTCAGGACAGCCTACTATCACTGCATGCATTAGAGGAGTCCTGCCAATACTGTCTGTGCCGTTAATATCTGCGCCTTGATTTAAAAGTTCTGTTATTCTTGCTATCGCGCCTGGTTTTGGAGAATTGAGGTCGCTGGAATCGTCTCTGGAATTTCTAATTGCTGAAATTAGAGGTGTTAATACAACTCCTTCCTCATCAACAGACACCACTGGACTGTCCTGTGGTTGCTGTTGTTCCTGTTGTTCTTCTTGTTCCTGTGGTCTCACTTGCCCTCCATGCGAACATTTTCTAGAAAGATTTTTACCCATATTAATATAATATAATAATAGATTTTTACTTTTTCTAAAGTGTGTTAATTTTTCTTTTTTCTAAAGTGTGTTAATTTTTCTTTTTTCTTTTAATAATATAAGACTATTAAATGAAAAACATATGCGATAAATCAATGAGCTTCCAAGAATGTGAATTAGCGATATTAAGAAGTGCGGTAGATAAAGCCGAAGAGCGTTCTGGAAGAGCTGTAGCCAATTCAGGAGAAGTAAAAAAGATAATTGGAATTGTGGAGAACTTTATACGCAGGAAAAAAGTGATATGCTACGGAGGAACTGCAATCAATAATATTTTGCCAAAACAAGACCAATTTTACAATACAGAAGTGGAAATACCGGATTACGATTTTTTCTCTTTCAATGCGTTAAATGATAGCAAAGAATTAACAGATGATTACGTGAAAGCCGGATTTTTAGAGGTAGAAGCCAAGTCTGGACAACACAAGGGAACATATAAGGTGTTTGTGAATTTCATACCAGTTGCGGACATTACATTTTTGCATAAGGAAATTTACAAGGCGGTAAAACAAGAAGCAATAAAAATAGACGGCATTTTATACGCGCCACCAAATTACTTGAGAATGTCCATGTATTTAGAGCTTTCAAGGCCGGCCGGGGATGTTTCCAGATGGGAAAAAGTCTTAAAGCGATTAACGCTACTCAATAACAACTATCCTTTAAAATCCGCGCATTGTGATGACATAGAACCTTTTCAGAGAGAAATGATTAATAAAGCGGAAGAAGATAAGATATTTGAAATAACAAGAAACTCATTTATAAATCAAGGCGTGGTATTTTTTGGTGGATATGCTATTTCTCTCTACTTGAATTATATGCCGAAGCATTTACACAAGAAGCTAGAGAAGATTCCGGACTTTGACGTTTTATCGGAAGATCCTAAGAAGACGGCTGAAATTTTGAAAGAACGTTTAAAAGACGCCGGGTATAAAGCTAAAATTGTAAAACGCAAAGAAATAGGAGAGATAGTTGCACCACACTATCAAGTTTTAATCGGTGCAGATACAATTGCGTTTATTTATATGCCAATTGCGTGCCACAGTTACAATATTATTACAGTTGATAAACAGCCAGTGAAAATAGCGACAGTTGATACCATGTTGAGTTTTTACTTGGCATTTTTATATTCAGATCGCAATTACTATGATACAGAAAGAATAGTGTGCATGGCGCAATTCCTCTTTGAAGTGCAACAGAAAAATAGATTACAACAAAAGGGTCTTCTAAGAAGATTCAGCATAAGTTGTTATGGACATCAGGAAACTGTGGAAGAGATGAGAGCTGAAAAGGCAGAAAAGTTTAAAGAGATGAAAGAACACAGCAAAAAGCAAGACAAAGAATATGAAGAGTGGTTCTTGCGTTATAGACCAGCGGATGAATTAGCAAAGAAGCAATCAACCCACAAAATAAAATCTAAAACAAAGAAAAACACAAAAACATTGACTAAACGGGAAAAACTTGTTAATAAATATAAAGGAAAATCTTCAAAAACCCAAAAGCGTGGACTATTCTTCTAAACTAGAAGGTTGAGCTATATTCTTTATATTTATCTAAAAAACTATTGATTCTGTCTATAAGTTCAGCGTCTTCCGATGAAAACTCATATATTTTTTTATTTCCATTTTCGTCAATAACTTCAGTTGGAAAGTTAGCTAGATGAATTGTTTTTTTACTTCTGATTTCTTGAATTTCTTTATTAAAATTAAATATTTCTTTGTTTATTTCATTTATAAGAACGTCTATATCTTCTTGGTCTTCTGAACTAGAATAATTTGTACAGCACAATAAGAGTTTTTTAAACGTGTCGTTGGCGTCTTCGTGTATGTTGAAAACGTTTTCATAGAAATCATCACTTACGTAGTTAAATGACATGCTAGAAGACCCAGAATTACTTGAACCCTCTTCATCTATATTTCTGCTTGTAAGATTGTCTTCTATTTTTTCAGAGCTATAATTTTTATTTTGAATTATTAAGTCATTAATATTTAAAGTATCATTTAAAGCTGACTCTAATTGCGATAGTTTATTTGAAATCATTGTTCTATTATATGTTTACTATATTTTATATGTTTATTATATTTTATATTTTAATTTGATTAATATTTTATAATGTTGACTGCAATAAGATTTATAATAATTTAATATTTGCGTCTCCTACTAATTTCTTGTATCGGTCTTGTAAAAATAAGTATTTGCATATAGTTGTATTCAGCACGTATCTTTCAATTTTTATAAGATATTCTTCTAAATATTTTTTTACATTGGCTTTTATTTCTAGCAAACGTTTCAATTCTTCATCTATGTTAGGAGATGTTATAATTTTAGCGTCTCTTTTATATTGTAGGTTAAGTATGCCTGTAATAATGTATTTGTATATTTCAATATTAAATTTTATAAACATAAGTTTTTTCTGAATTTCTGCAACTCTATAAGTCATCATTTTGTTTACAAAAGATTTGTCTTCTACGTAATTCATTTTACATATAGTGTTGCAAACGTCTTTGCTATTGTCATTTAAGCGTGGTTTTATTGATTGATTATTATACATTCTAACAGGGTCATAATCTTCATCATCGCTATTTGCATCGTATTTATTTGGATTTATTTTTTGTTGTTCACAACATAATAAAAGTTCATTGTATTTTTCAGCTAAATATTTTTCGTCAAACTTTTTTGATTCTTGCATTTTTTCATCAGCGTTTTCGTTTTTGTCAAATTTTTCGTTATATGTTTGTAATAACAGTTTTGTTATATCTGATAAAGACATGGTTATATGTATGTTAATAATATTTTTATTTTTAAAATATTATTTCTTTATAATCTCTATTATTTCTTTATAATCTCTATTATTATTTTTCTGATTTTTATTGTTTACTTGGATTGCTTCTGTTCTCTCTTT